TTCCTTCTGTTACATAGTTAGTTAATAACCATGTTTGAATAGAGCCAAGTAATCTTGCTGCTGAAGCTGAACCTGCACTTTGAGCTACATTACCAAGAATAGTTTTTTCCATGTCTCGTTTTAGCTCTTGTCCTGCTTTAGCTAGTTGGTAAGCTGTTTCTGTCTTACGACCTGCTTTATCAACTGCATCAAGAGTACCAGAGATATGGACTGTTTTACCTTGAATTTGTGTTCTGTTACCAACACGAGTTGTAGGTGAAGCTGTAAATGCTGCTGCATCTGCACCCTCAAGCAAACCACCTGCACTAGCTGCTGCTAGGTCATCTGTTTGCCATTCATGGTAAGTTGCTGTTGCTTTTGTTTTACCAATAGATGAAACTACTGGTGTTTCTGTTGGTGCAATGTTGAAGATAGTATTGCTTAAATCTTCTCTTTGACCAATCGCTGTATAAGTTCTAAATTCTGCCATTGTTTTTCCTTAAATAAAGTTTTCAAATATAGCTGCGGCATCTCTGGCTGAACCAGTTTGCTGTAGCCGTTTCAGTTGTTTCTTTTGTATGTCGGTTACATTCTGCTTTACTTTAGCTCCAGACTTTACAGTCTTTGGTGCTTTAGCGACTTTTTTCTTAACACCAGCTTTACCTGCCATTAATTTGTCGTACTGTGCTGCTTTATGTAATACCAATACATGGCGAGAGTCATAGACTTGAGATAATTCTTCGTCTGTGAAACCAACCTTTTTTCCGTAGCTACGAATATCATTTCTGATTTGTTCGCCTTTCGTTTTGTCTGAAAACTCTGGTAAGGATTCTGCTAGTTTAATTTGTTCCTGTTCTACAAACCTTTGCATTTGTGCTTGAGATTCCGTTTGTTGCTCTTGAGCAAGACGGGCTCTTTCAGCTTGAACTGTTTGTAATTGTTCTCTCTTTTCGGTCATTTCTGCGACCTTAACTGCATATCCTACGGGGTCGTTCTCTTTCATAGCTGCTAATTCTGCTGGATTGTCATTTTGTCCAGTTAAAAATTGCTCTATAGCTTGTAATTTTTGTGAATAGTTATCTCTAACTTGTCTAGCTTCAATAATAGCTTTAGCTTCTTGCTCAATGACTTTACGCTGTTCAGCTACTTCTTGAGTCTTTTTAGTATAGTCAGTGCCGAGTTGATAAGATTTCTTTAGCTCATCAAGGGTAACTTCTTTTTCTTCACCTGCTGCTTTAATGGTGAAAGTTTGTTCTTCCTCAACTTCTTCAGGTTCTTCAACTTCGGATTCTTCTTCAACTTCTTCTTCGGTTTCGGATTCTACTTCTTCTTCTACCTCTGGTTCAGTTTCAGTTTCCTCTACTTCTTCTACTTCTTCGGTTTGTTCTTCTACAACTTCTGGTTGTTCCTCTGTGGAGTCCTCTGGTGCAGATAACATACCTTCAATAGCTGAAGCTGCATCTGTTACTGTTAGATTTCCACTTTCCGTTGTATCGGAAGTCATGGTGTCATCACTCATTTTATTTCCTTGTGCCCTCTAGGTGTGGCTTTACCATATAGGCAATATGCCTATAATATCTTCCATGATTTGTCTTTAATCTCATCATCTTTAGCAATGGATTTAAAACGATTCATGATTTCATTAATTGTTCTAATTCTGACATAAGCTGATTCTCTTACGCTTACTTCGTCATCATCAGAGTTAATGATTAATTCCATTAATTCTTTTTTCATCATCTCTACTTCGTCATTAAGTTCTTGACTTTGTAGAATATTTCTAAACGCTTCTGATTTGGTCATGAGGCTATTTTCTTAATTTTGTCTAAAGCATTAATTAATTCTTTATCTTCATTCATTCTATTTTTAGAATTGTCATTGTTTGCTTTTTGAGCTAACTCTAATTCTTTTAATGCCATCTCTTTTTCAAACTCCATTTTTTCTTGCTGAAGTTCTAACATTTCTTTCTGCATTTTAAGTTCTGTTTTCTGCTTCTCTAATTCTAGTTTAGCCATTTGCTCTTGCATCTTCATCTGTGCTTTTTCTCTTTCTACTTCTGCTAAAATCATTGCAGCTTTAGTATTACTATCTTCTTGTTTAGGAGTTTGTGCAGCTTGTTGTGCCATTTGCATTGCTTGTTCTTCTGATATTTCCATTAAGAACTGACTGTCATCTTTAAATCCAGCCATATTAACAAACCTTGCTAGTGTATCTCTGTATTGTTTAATATTAACTAACGGGTTGTTTAAACCATATCCTTTAATAACTTCTTCTTGTTTAGCAAGAATCATTTGCATAGTCGCTAGTTGCTCTTGCTTACCTCCTGTACCTAAACCTACATTTACAGTAATGTTATATTCTGTGTCCCATTCTCTAGGGTTCATAGGAACAAAAGAATTGTTAATTTTAATGATTCTTTCTTTGTCTTGATATTTACATACTAATGCCATAATACCTTTAAATAATGTGCTAACACCTGTGTCTGCAAATATACGAGCTATGAGTTCTAGTTTTCCTTGTGATGCAGATGTCATAGCACTTACTGCTGTAGCTGTCACATTTTGTAAAAGATTAGGGTCAAGACCTTGCTGTGCATCTGATACACCACTTCGTTTTGCTTGAATACCATCTAGGTATTCCAACATAGGAAATGATTGTGCTGCACTACTTTGTACTGTCATAGGTACTAACGCATTAGGGTTTTTAATACGAATAACACCACCTGCTGTAGATGTTAGTAAGTCATCAAGATTAACCTGTCCTTCTACTGCACCTACACGATAGTTGTTAGTTAAGTATAAGTTGTCTAGCATTTGTCGGGTAACTGTAGACTTAATTAACTGTAGGTCTATTGCTCTGTCTGCTAAAGATTGTCCAAAGAATTTGTGTGGAATTGGAATAGGACAAACGCTGTGGAAAGGAACATAATCACATTCCTCACTCATTAATACCTCATTTCCTGCGTAGCAAACTCTGTGAAGCTCTGCTATACCATCTCCATCTAAATCTGTTTTTACATAACACTCGTAATACTCAACCAATTCCATTGATTCATCATTAGAGTCATTAGTATTAAAAGGTTGCTCACCTGCACCATATCTCGCTACCCTCTCTGGTGTAAAATCTAATGTATCACCCATAGGTAATGTTGCAACAACTTTTGGGTCATACCCCATTGCTATTAAATCTGAACGAGTAACTAAACTTCTTTGTGCTACAAAATCAGAATCTTCAATAGTTACTGCTCTTTTGTCTATTAAAAATTCTTCTGGTGCTACATTTTCTATTTTAATTTTAGAATAATCTTTTGTGCGTTTGCATTTTACATTGTAGTAAATATTTACAATCGGTGGAACATCCATCATAACTGGCTCACCTACTTCGTTCATCATAGGCTGACCTGTCATTGGGTCTACTGCTGGTTGTGGTTCTTGCTCTATTACTTCTTCTACTTCTTCTTGCTCAACGATTTCTACTTCCTCGTCTTGCATAATCATTGTTAATTCATCTTCTGTCAGATTCTGATATTTTTCTGTTGTCGTATTTTTTTTATCATTCCAATAGGCTTTTACAACACCTACTTTTTGCAACAGTGCATCTTTAAACCAATCGTGCATGATTTCAAAACCATTGTTGTCTTTATAGAATATGTGATTAGCATAGGCGGTCATTTGTTCTGCTAGAGCACCATCACCTTGATTAACTGGTTCAAACTCTACTGCTTTATTGCTGCTAGTAAAGACTTTCATAATTTGTGGCAATGCACCATCTACAACTTCAGCAACTTCACCTGTAACTATTTGTGAGCGACCTTCAACTTCGTTGCCATAAGGCTCACGCAAGTAATATTCTAGTGCTGTCTGTCTTTCTTGAGATGTTTCAGTCTCTATAAAACCTAATGAGTCGTTAATATGCGAATCTATTAGGTTAGCAAGTTCTACATTATCTTCCTTGCTATTCATATTTTCTTTATCGTATGCCATTTATACTATCCATGAAGTGTTTATCTCTAGTGGTTTTGTCCATGCTTCCATAGGAGACTCATCCATACCGACTGCTAGGTATCTAAACGCATCTGATGCGTGTGATGCCCAGTCATGAAAAGGTCTATCATGAAATACATTTCGTTTTTCATCAAATACTCTACGATAATTCCGTAGTGCATCTAATCCTTGTTTTGTTTTATCTTTATCAAACCAGCAGCGTGGTAATATTTTTCTTGCTGCGGCAATGCCATCCATAACTGATAGCTTGGTTGCTATTGTAATGTTTAAACCTGCTTCCTCTAACATTTCTTTTCTTGACTTACCTGTGCCCAACTCTCTTACTGCGACATCATGCGGAAGTATGTGAGTTGCGTACATATAATCATGTTCACGCAGCCAATTTACATAGTAATCTAAACCGACACCATGATTTTCTACAAAATCTATGAGTCGTATTTCTTTGTTGACTACCTGTGCTACCCAGATGCTAGTAGAGTCTGACATACCCAAATCCCAACCAGTATATGTTCTTGCTAGTTCGTCTTTAGGAATATCTATAATATGATTTTGTTCTTCTATATCATTAATGATAGATGAATAATAAGCACCTTCTACTGGAGCATTAAAACTACACTCAAATTCTTGAGCATATTTGTCATCACCCATTTCTGCTTTAGCAGCAAGTAATTCTTGTTTATCAACAATTCCTGTTTCAGAAGATTTAAATTCTAATAATTCCCAGCCTTCACTTCTTGACCCTCTATCTCTCAAGTCTTTAAAATGATTCTGTCCTTTCGGTGTTCCCATTGCTACGCAGTAGCCGAGTCGGTCTGCTAGTGCAGGTCTGACAATCTCTGTGAATAGTGTAGGATTAATGTTCCCAATTTCATCAAGAACGCACCCGTCTAGGTAGATTCCACGCAGACTGTCAGGGTTATCTGCCCCATACAAGTTTATCCTTCTGCCCATAAAGTCTACACGCAGTTCAGCAATGTTGGCTTTAGCTTCTAATGGTCTTGTATATTCTAGAAGGTAGTCCCATGCAATTCTTTTAGCTTGATTGTAGGTTGGTGCTACATAAGCAAATCTAGGATTAGGTTTATCACAGTTCAAT